CCATCAGCTCCACGCCCATGAAGAAGGGCAGGGCCTCCGGGGCCAGCCAGTCCAGCGTGACATTCCCGCCGCCGGGCAGGTTCAGCGCGTAATTCTGTACGCCCGTCAGGTCGTTGATGGCGTCCTGCCCCTCGTCGTCCCCGCCGCCGCTGGTGACAATCCCCTGGGCAAACAGGTATGCGCCCAGGGCCATGAGGCCAGAGCCGGTCAACCCGGCGGCAATGTGGTCGATGGCTTCCGCTCCCGTCATCTCACCCTTCTTCACCTTCACCAGATCATAGCTCAGTGCCTTAGCCAGCCCCGCCGGGCTGTACTCCAGGCCCCGCACAAGGATGTTGGCTGGGGTACGTCGGAACGGAAGCACTGCGTCTATCGCAGAGTTTACAACCTTTCTCCCTTTGCCCTGATATCGAGTGGAGACAAAATCCGACACCGCGTTTCGGTCTTGATAGGTTGCCTTTAGCGCTTCCTGCCCTGCGTAGTCCCGCGCCCGGCTGAGAAGCTGCGCGTCCACCGTGTTGTTCCGCATCTGCTCTGCCGTCACGCCGTTTGCCTGGAGGTATCCGGCCAGGGCGTCGGCATAGGTGATGCGCTTGAAAATGGCGTCCTCCGCCTCCAGCGCCCATGAGTTCCCCTTGCGGGCTGCCTCCAGCGGCAGTGTCTTGAAAATCCTCCGTCGGCTGTTGATGTCGCTCCTGATGTCGTCATACTTATTCCCGGAAAGCACGTCCTGCACATTTGTCCAGTCCGCCCACGCCGCCTTATAGAGCGCGGGATTGGCCGCGAACGACTTGGTGCGTCCCAGCCTTCCGCCACTGACCTTGGAGACCCCCGCCTCGATGGTTGCCGCCACCCGGTCTTTTGTCCAGCGCAGCGGCTGAAATCCGACGTTGCCTACGACATTTCGGATATGCGTCCTGGGGTTAAAGAGCATCGCCATGTACCGCCAGGCGTTCCATTTATCCTGCCATGTGGCGGGCACCTGGGCGGCCACGTTATCCTTGATTTTATCCAGCACTGCGTCCCGGCCCGTCTGGTCGGTCTGCTGGTTGAACTCCTCAATCAACGCCGGGTCGATGGTGATCTCCAGATCCTTGTAGTTTTTCTGGATGGCCTTTTCCAGCTCAATTACCACGCGCTGGGCGGCGTAAAGCTGGTCGCTGGGGGCCAGCTTGCGCAGGATGGAGGCCGCCTGTACTGCCTGCCCGGCGGTGGTCTCCATCTGCGCGTAGAGGGAAAGCAACTCCGCCGTGGCCTTCCCGTCTCCCGCGTTGGCTGCATTCACCAGAAGCTGCTGCCCCAGGGTGGCAATGTCCTTGGAAACTAAGCCCTTGCGCACCTGGGTGGAGAACTCCTCCAGCGCCCGCTGATATCCCTTCATCTCAATGGTTTTCACGGCCCGGTCAATGGAAGCCCTGTCACTCACTCGGTCATAGGACAGCTCCCCGCGCAGCACCATGTTCTGAATGTCGCCCACCGCCTCGTCGGGAATAGCCTTTGCCCCCATGGCGGTGGAGGCGGTCTTGCGGATGGGCCGCCCCTGCGGGTCGGTGGTGGGCACGTCCACCGGTCGGGCCGCGTTGGCCCCTTCGGGGAAGAACTCGCTCTTGGTGCCCTGGAACTCCGACCAGGGGTCGAAGCCCTTCCGAGCTGCGCCGACGGAACTCTCCGGGCCTGTCTCAAAGGCAGGCCCAGGCCCCTCCCTGGGCGTATCCTGTGTTTCACCGCGATCGCCCTGCTGTAGGTTGACATCCTGCCCGGCTGGGGGTATACTGTTTCTAGCGAGGACATCATCAGCCATCGCCTGGGGCACTGGACGCCCTTTGGAAAGAAGCTGATAAATGTCCTCGTTATTTTTTGTATACAGCACATTTTCGCCATTATTACCAATGATTCTTTGGATATAATCCGCCCCAAATGCAGATGCAACATCGTTTTGAACATCAATTGCACCCTGTGCATTTAGGTGGATCGGAATAATAACAGGTTTTCCGTCCAAATCGTTCCATTCTGTAAGAACGATCTTACTCGCAAGACCTCTCGAATTGCTTTGCGGGTTCTCTATAATTGCAATGGGGTCTGCAAGTTGATAAGGGAGATTTTTAAGCGCTGATAGCCCAAGATTATGCTTTCCACCCATATATCCGGATGGATATGCAATTTTCCTTGCGACGCTTTGCCGCATGTGCAGATCAAGCGCAGGCGCTCCATACTCAGCGAGAATGGATGGCGTCTGCCCGAGCACGATATCGGCGCCAGTAGGAAGCGTGCCCATAAAAACGCCGTCGATTGCAGATTGATACCGGCGTATATTATCTATTGAAACAAGAGGTTCCACATCTGCATTTTTCTGCACAGCTCCAGGAAGTTCCGCCCGGATAACCTGCTCGCCCGGCATGCGGTTATCCGCCTGCTGATAGGCGGGGGAACCGGGCAGGAAGAGGCCACTTTTGGCCTCTTCGACCGTCGGTAAGGTAACGGCCAGCGGATTTCCGCTGGAATACCGGGCCATGTTCTGACCCGCCTGGATATTGGCGGTGGCTCTCTGGGTAATGTCCTCGTTGCTCCCGATAGCCCTCCGGGTGGTTCTGATGTCGGACGCCGCATTAGAAATCGCCCCCGGCAGCTCTAGGCCGCCCTGGAGCACTCCGGCGGCCACCGCGCCCATGATGGCACTCTGCGCAATCTCCTCCGGTGTGGCGTTGGGGGCGTCCGGGTCATAAATGGCCCGCTGCAAATAAGGGGTGAGAACGGTGGAAAGCGCCTCCTCGCCGCCCTCGCCTGCGATATCCAGGGCCCGGCTGACCAGGGGGCTGGCCTTGACTGCCTCGGCAATCTTCCCCACCTTTCCGCCGCCCAGGCCGGGGATGCCGCCCGCGATGCCCTCAATGGCGGTCTCCAGGGCCCCAGAGGCCGCGCCAAAGGCCAGCGCCCGCCCGGTGTCCGCCCCCTCCGCTTTGGCCTGGCTGGCCGCGTTGCCCGCCGCCTGAATGCCGAACAGCGCCCGGCCCACGTTCTCCCCGCGGGAAAGCGCCTGGGCCGCGTTGAGCCCCTTCCCTGCTGCGGACACGACCTTGGACGCGCCGATGCCGGGCAGCATCTGCACCACGGTCTGCCCGATACCCGTCACGTTCTGCGCGCCCTGGCTGGGGTTGTACTTCTCCGCCAGTTTCTGCTCCAGGTCTTGCGTTATACTGTTATCTAAAAAAGCATCTGCGTTTCGGCCGGCCCACTCTGATACCGGGTTGGGAGCCAGGCCACCAAGAGAACTGATCCCCTGCACTCCCTTATAGAAGCCGCTGCCGATGAAGTCTGTAACCCCTTCCGCCGCCCCTAAAAGAGCGGTACCAGCCCGTCCCCATGCGTATGGACTAATGAGTTCATCCGCAGAAGACGGCAAAATACTGAGACCTTCAAAAAATCCACTCTTGGCTGGGGTGGTCAGGGGGTTGGTTTTCTGCTTAACTGTCGGAAGTGTGACCTTCTTTCCCTTGCTCTCCGGCAAAGAGGAGGGAGCTGTGGTTTTACTGATACGTGGAGACGGGGCAGCGCTCTGTGATACACTCTGCTGCAAGGTGTTAAAAACCGTCTGCGTTGTCGGCCGCTTTTTCCCAAGCGGGTCAACATTGATTGCGCTCCCTGTTACCTTGGATTGCAGCTCTGACAGCTTCGCCATAAGGGCACCTCTAAATCAAGGACTGAATATTACCGAAACTGGGCCGGGAAGGGACTGTCGAAGTGGTTCCGCGCCGGAATTTGATCAGCCCGGTAGCAGGATCTTGATATGCTTCCACCTGTCCACTATCCACCATCTGCTCCAGGTAGGCCCTGCTGACCGGCCCATAGCCGAGCGCCGTCACGCTGGACATGTCGATTCCACTCCATTCTGAATTGTTCCCCTGCACCTGGCTGCCACCAACCGAACCTCCTGCGTTAGAGGTTGGGGCGGATACGTTCTCGACGGTGCCACTGCCGGTAGTTCCTCCAGTACCTCTCCCGGCATTTCCGCTCCGGCCTCCCGCGGCCGTGAGGGACGCCTGGAGCGAAAGCTGATTGATATACGCCTGTGCATCCGCCGCCGTAATGCCCATGGCGTCCAGCATCTCCTGAGAGGGCATAAGCCCCATCTCAAGAAAGGCGTTTCCGTACTGGGCCATCTGCTGGCGCTCGGCCAGAGCTGAACTGGCTGCATCCTGCTGCTGCTGATATTGGAGCTGCTGATTCTGGAGATCCATCTGATACTGCTGCATCAGAGCCTCCATGTTTGCCTGCTGGACACGCACCTTTTCCTGATACAAGGCCGCCGCCAGAGCGGCGTCGCCGTTGGCCTCCGCCTCCGCGATGGCGTTGTTGTACTCCACCTCGGCGTTCGCCATCTGCTGTTCCAGGTCTGCGTAGGTCTGCGCTTCCGCTGTGCTCAGTTCGTTCAGGTTATTCTGCAAGGCTACGTTGCGGGCCAGCTCGGCCTGGCCGCCCGCGCCGGAGTTCAAACCAGCCGCCGCCGCATACTCATTGAAGTTACGAGCTGCCAGCTCACTGGCCCCTGCCGCCTGGTTCCGGGCGTTCTGATACCGGGTGTCCACACCCTCCCCCGCCCGGTTGATTGCATTGACGTTCTGCTGGTAGGCGTTGTTAATCTGCGCCAAAGCGGCCCGCTTCTGCGCCGCATACATCTCCTCCAGATAGTTGGAATAGTCCTCAACTTGAGGAAGCTGCGGCGTTGTCAATCCACCCGCGCTGCCGCTCCAAGTACCTGTAACCGGGTCAAAGCTGACGTTCCCCCCGTTCTGGTTCAACAGGCCGGACAAATACTTGTTTTCCTCCTCCAGCCGCTTCTTTTCCTCGTCGCTGGCCCCCCACCAGGCATTTGAGTTTTGATTCATCTGGTCTTTAATCTGCTGCTGGATTCCGGTGTTTACTCCTACCCCGGAGGCGCTGTTCCCCTTTCCCGAGCTCCCCCCGCCTGAACTTCCTTTCCCGGAGGAAGAACTTCCCTTGGAGCCGCTGGAGCCACCCGTGGTTGTCCACTTGCCAGTACCGGGATTGAAGGTGGAGCTTCCTCCCGTCATGCTGTCAATCTGGCTTTGCAGGCGTTCGTTCTCCTTGTGCAGGCGGTCTTGCTCGGCCTTATTGGCTCCATGCCACGCCTGGGAGTTCTTGTTCATCTGGTCTTGCAAATCCTTGATGCTTGCCATTTCGTCCTCCTTTCCAGCTTGTTCAGCTCAATAGGTTTAAGCGCTCCAGTACGACGGCCAGCTCCTGCCGGGTCATATTATCGCGGGGCCGGGTGCCGTCCAGTACGCCCTTGTCCCTGGCCTTTTCCCACGCCTCAGCGGCCCAAACGTCCGGGGTGTCCTCCGCATAATCTGTCCCCGGTTCGGCCTGCCACGCGACGCCCAGGAACTCACAGATGCCCTTTGCGGTGGCTTCGGCCAGCTTGTCCCGATACTTGGTATCTTTGAGATACTCCACGTCGATCTTATTGGTATGGAAGCCGTACTCAATCAGGCAGGCGGGAGCGTCCGTCTTGGCGAGCACGGTATACATCTCATGCTTGATAGGTTCACTTCTCAGGGAAACCCCGGCGGCGTGGAAGGCGTTGACCAGCTTGGAGGCCAGCACATTGCGGGAGGCCGTCATGGGCCCGGCGCTGGTGTAGATTTCAAGCCCAGATCCGCTCGACCATCCTTTCCCCTGTCCAGCATTGGTGTGGATGCTCACAAAGCAATCCGGCTTTGCTTTATTGCTGATGTTGGCCCGCTCCGTGAGGCCGGGGTAGTTGTCCGCCGTCTTGGTGAGCACCACGCCCACCCCTTGGGCCTCCAGAAGCGGTTTGATACGCTTGGCCATGTCCCACGTAAACTCCCACTCTTTGTAGGCGCCGTCCGGGGAACCGTTGACGTTGCCCGGCCCGTGTCCGGGGTCGAGGCATACAGTATGCTTGCGCATAGGCTTGTCCTCCTGTTCCGGCGGCTTCTGGCCGCCCTGTTTGAGCCAGACACAAATCCAGTTGTGCACCTTGCGGCTGGCGGTGATGCGCTCTCCGCCAAAGTCACACTGGCTGGAGCCGCCCCCATCCAGCATGACGGCGGAGGACCAGCCCAGCCCGGCCAGCTCGTCCCGCAGAGTTTCCGGCGTGGCTGCGTCTCCGGTCCCATCGCCAGAGCAATAGAGGGCCAGACTGCCACCCCGCAGGCCAATGGCGCTGCGCCCCCGCTTGCCTCCCTGGGCCGAGCCGTAGGAGGGCTTATCCACCGGCTTGCCGGAGGAAATGAGGGCAGTCACCGCGATAAAGTTGGCCGCTCCCTCGTACTCGGAGGTCATGTGGATGTCCGGGCCCTTGTCCCAGGCGTAGCCCACCGCCCTCCAGGGCGTACCGGAGCGCATCACCCCGCCCACCTTGAGCAGCGGGCAGGCCGAGCCGTCTGGGTTCCACATGCCGCCATTGAGCACGTAATGGGCCTTTGTTTCAGCCTTGACCTGAGAGAGCGTCTTGCGGCAGTTGGTGACTCTCAGCTCAATCCGCTCCACGGACGAGAGCGGGATGTATGTAATGAGCTTACTCATTTGATTCACATCCTTTTATCCAGCGATCCCGCTGTTGATTACTGTTCCGGGGCCAGTAGCCCGGCCAGCTCCTGGTACTCCTCCGGGGTGAGCCGGTCGGCGGCGAGATAGACATCCATCTTGTCCTGGAGGCCGTCGGTTCGGTTCTTCTGGATGAGCAGCTTGCAAAGGTTGTATACAGTTGTCATGGCGTCTCCTTTCTCATGTGGCAGCGGTGAGTTCCAGCATGCACAGCCGCGCCTCGTGCTCGGACAGCATGTCCAGAGTGATGTCCTCTGCGAGGGGCGGCTGGGGTTCCGGCTCCGGCTCTGGAGGCCGCTCAGTAGGCGTGATGCCCACCAGCTTGTCCCCCTCAATCTGGAGGTCACACCAGCCATAGGTCGCCCACACCGCGTCATGGAGGTGGGCGGGCACCTCTATGTAGTCATCCAGCCAGCAGGCGCGCCGCCCGCTCTGGCTCTGGATCGGGTGCTGGCCGGTCTCCAGCGGGTCAATTTGGATGATGGTCATATTTAATTCACCTCTTATCTCTAAACTATGGCGTAGTAGTAATATACAGTTCCAGATGCATTAAGTTGTTCACTTGTCGCATCAGGTGTGGTAAGGTCAAAATACCAACTGAAAGTTTTTCCATCCGTTGATTTTTTACCGTAAGAATCTCTTGAGGAATAACGGTAGCCAAAACCAAAACTAATGCCTTTTGTATACTCAGTAGGGATAATACTGCTATGAATAATATTAGAAGTCTCGCCATTTCCATAACCGTCGATACTCTTATAGTAATTATTTGATTGCATACCATAAATACAGAGTATTTTAAAGGGTGCGGCTAAGGTTATTTGATTAGGGTTGCTTTTGCCTGATTTTCCTGTCCCCACATAGCTCCCCAAAATAACCCTCGACCCCGCGTGCTCGTCCACGTACTGCTTGTTGGCGGCGTGGTTACCCTCTGTCGGATTACCACTCAGGGAGAGAGGCCCTTGCATTATCCCGCCAGCCAGCGGCAGGAATGGAGCACTTTGCATACCAGCCAGAGCGGTGTTAAACTCCTCTTCGGTTCCGGTATATCCTTTCTCTTTTGCCGCCTGATAGGCGGACTTTCCAGGTGCACCATCCTTGCCGTCTGCCCCTGGAGCTCCGTCTTTGCCAGGCAGTCCCACCCCGGCAACTTTTTTGCCGTTTACAACGATAGCCATGTTACACCTCCACCCATTGCCACATGCCGATGCTGGCGACCGCGGTGGTGTACTTGTCAAAGTCGATTCTTTTCATACTGATTCGTCACTTCCTCTTTCTTAGAAGGCTTGCCTATTCTCTTCCAGGATGCTATAATGACTTCGCGGACCAACATTTTTACCCCCTCACCTTTCATTGGTCCATGCCACCCCCTCCGACGGGGGTGGCTTTTTATGTCTCCAAGAAGGTGGTGCGTGTAGTTATCTACTTTAGTTGATGCTCCCGCCGCTGTGCATACCACCTGAGCTAAAAATCAGAAAATCTCCTGTTATTCGGTATGTCTGGCCGCCATCAGAGGATGTGCCAAGTGCCTCCGCTCCACCCTCTACAGCGATTTTCCCTCCTGCCGATAGAGGGGTAATTAAGAGAATCGCCCCTTTAGGGCAGCGCATATTCCCAATCTCAGGGAGTCCGTCCCCTTCTAGCGACAGATAGTAGGTCTTACCCGTTGGGTAGGCTAATGGCCCATCTACCCGTACTGGGTGGCCCAGCTTACAGGTAACCTGTACGTCACCGTCCGATACCGCCAAAGCATTCGGCGGGGTGAGGCGCGTGATATATCCCGCATATTGACGAAATGGGAGCCCCGCGGCCACAGTCCCACCCTGCGCCTCAATTGCTTTCCGAATTGCCTCTTTCGTCTCCTGTAAATAGGTTAGCTTATCCGCAGCAGTGCCCACATCACACCACCTCCCCGTTGATGGCATCCAGCATGGCATTGATGTCACCAACCAAGCCATCCACATACTGCTTGTTGGCGGCGTGGTTTTCGCTGGTCGGCAGCCCGCTTAAAGTGAGAGGCCCCGTCATAGTCCCGCCAGTCAAAGGCAGATACTCGCCTCCGCCCTTCCCCGCCAGCTCGTCTATGGCCTCTTGTACGTTGGTAGCCTCCAGGCCGCTGCCTGTGTTGCTGTAGCCCACCTGTTCGGCCAAGAGGTCGCCGCCCTCTCCGTCTTCGGTTACTTCGATGGTGTACGGCCCTTCGCCCAGGCTCTCCCCCATCTGCATCGTGCCGCCGCCGGGGATTGAGAGCCAGGGCGCAGCCGTGGCGATAGCGGCTAACTGGGCGGCGTACTGCTCCAGTGTGGTGCCCTCCGGTGGTTCTATGCCCATAGCCTGTAGTGACGCTGCGATACTTGCCTTAGCGGCGGACAACCGGTCGATTTCGCCCTGAATACTCATACCACGCCTCCCGTCAAATGGCCGCCAGGGCCTCCTCAATGTCGCCCGTCAGGCTCACCGAGCCCCCGGTGGTGTAACCAGCAGGAACGGCAAAGGAGGTTGTGGTCAAGCCATCAATCTCGCCGGAGACCGCCCCATTGTTTGCCATTGAGCCAGTGACCTTCGCGCCTTTTGCGTAAGCTGTCTTGCCATTAAGGATATCCCCGGCAACCGCTGTGCCGTCAGAGGTGTCCACATAAGCCTCCGGGATGGCCGCCACTTCAACGGACGTGAGCACCTTCCCGTCCGTAGGCTCTACCGTTTGGACAGACTTGTTGGGTGTAACGCTCTTTGTCTCCGGGGTGATCTGCACCTTTCCTGTTCCGCTGTGATAGCCCTTCGGAATGGTGTAAGACAGCTTTTCCGGGGTCAGCGTTTCAGTTACCGCCCCATTGTTTGGCATGGTACCTGTGGTGGTCTTGCCTGCCTTGTCCACAAACACCTTGCCAGTCAATACGTCAGCGGCGGTAGCCGTAACGGAGGATACGTCCTGGTAGTTCCCGGGGATGGCAGCTACTGTCACGTCGGACAGGCCATAATAGCCGGGGTCGGGCGTCACATTCTGCTGGGATTTGGTTGGCGTGGCAGTCTTGCTCTGGAGGTTATAGTTTCCGCCTCCGGACACCCCAGAAACCGTTCCGCTTCCGTTGTGGTAGCCTTTGGGGATGGTATATGTATCGCCCTCTTGGACAGTAGCAGATACCGCTCCTCTGTTCTCAATTCCCTCAATTTCCGTTGCCAGCTTGGTCAGATCGTCCGTGCTTGTGCCGATGCCCAGTTCAACGGCCTTTGACCTGATAGTGTTCCGCGCTGTTTGGATTCTGCTGATTTCAGTTGCTACACTCATACTTTCCCACCTTTCAAATTGTCCCTAACAGGATTTCGATATTGCCTACCGTCTCCTGCACCGCGGCTGCGGTAATGGGGAGCGTATTATCACCCTCGTCAAAGCCGTTTACTGTGTCCACAGATAACGTCCTTGTGCCTCTGTCCAGCTTTAGCCCGTGCCCGATGTTGTAGGATGTACCTCCTCCACCCTCCGGTAAAGGGATATCCGACGCCTCATACCGTCCACTGTCCTGGTTCCAAATCTCCCAAAATCCATCCAGGCCGGGCCTCGGGGGATGCTTGGTCAGCTCTGTGATACGCTCCTCCATCTGCTCAAACTCGGATGGTAGAGGAGGTGGGAAAGCGTCTACGGCGTTAATGGAGTCATGGACCGTTGCGTAGAATATATTACTGTGCCGCACCTGCTCCCCGAGTGTACCCCTGACCTGCATTAAATACTGGCCGTCATCAGCCAGCATGGAGGCCGTCAGCAAGGCGGAGTATACTTGCCCGACGCGCTGGAGCTGGATAATATTCTTTTGACCGTCTTTCTCTACATCCACCTTTAAGTCCCACTCGTCTGTGAGGTCTGTGGAGATTTCAAGGGCTACAGCCTCATTGTCGCCCTCGAATCCGAGGCAAAATTTAGGCGGGGTGCAGATGTACCAATTTGTCATGATGAGCATTATGTACCGCCTCCATCCATAGCGACCACCTTGTCCAGAAGGGCATCGATCTCCTCACCGCTGTATTTGCTGGTGTAGTATTCGGTTGGTTCTTCTGCCGCTTCTCTGGCTAATAATTTCCGCTCAAGTGCCGCTACACGCTCCTCCAGAGTCAGTTCCATTTTCTCACCTCACACAATTAGCCGACGGCCAAGCTTGTCCAGAACAACGCGGCCATTTTTATCTTTCACTGGGCCGGAGACTATCTTCTGGGGAACGCCATAATACAAAATAATGCATCCATCCATTGAGCTCCCCCCGTTTCCTCCTGCTCCACCAGTTACAACTGAAGCCTTTTTTACATAAATGTAGGCAGTGCACCGGACATTAAGAGTTTCCGTCTTACTGGTTCCACCTGCACGATTAGACCATTTTAGTTTATTTGTTACAGAAAATCTTACTGACCCACATACTCCAGCGCCGCCACCACCGCTTCCTCCACTTCCGCCTGAACCATACGACGATGCATTATCTCCATCTTTACCTTTTCCCCCGCTTCCACCGCCATGTTGATATGCCTCTCCTTCTGCGTTTGCTCCATTGTATGTGGAGCTTGCGCCTGTATAGAAAACGGTCGCTTTACTGGCTACCAGTGCTGGGCTACCATTTTCTCCGTTCCCTCCGGCACCACCTCCTCCTGCGCCACCACAATCTGCCTCACAATTTGCCTCAGAATCAAACCAAAGAGTATTAACATTACTTCCTGAGGATGTTTTTCTGTCAGAATATCCTCTTTGGCTTATTCCTTCTCCGCCTTTTGCAGTTCCAGCATCCTTACCAGGCTCACCAGGGCCTCCACCATCTCCTCCATCAATTCCATCTTTTCCTGCTAAAGCATATGTTTCTCCTGTAACTGTATCAGTATATCCAAGGTTATTTCGATTCCCACTAACAGACGAAAGTGAGCCAAATGTTGTGACACTTTCCCCTCCATAGCCAGTTGCTTTTCCACAAGAATACGCTATTTTTTGACCGCCCGTGACATCGAGCGACGATTGAAAAATTCTACCTCCAAGGCCTCCAAGGCCTTTCTTTCCGCCTTTTCCTTCTGATTGGCTTCTGAGTGATGTTGATGCCGTAGTTGAGACAAACGTATTTTCGGGCACGGAGCTAGTGTTATTCGAGGAATCATTGGAAGACCACGCAATATTGCCAGGTTGACCATCTTCTCCAGGTTGGCCGCTTTGTCCACCATCAATCAAAACTGCTCTTACATATGTTGTCCCTTCAGGAACAGTCCACTCGCCTGCGCCTGTAAGAACTACACGGTTTTCGAGTAATTCAGTTTCCTCTATTTTTAATGGTACATATCCAACAAGCATCTCCGAACTTGATTTTAATGTGTTTGAGATGGTAATGTCTTCTTTTTCAATGCAAGCCGTAACTGGCTCTTTGTTATATGGGTCCCACGTCAACACACGGTTCCCTGTTGATTCCCCTTTATAGACAACTGGTGCTTGGATAGATTGAGCATGCTTATAGTAATTTTTCATCCGGTCTGCGACAGCCGCAGAGTTTGTGAGCGATACCAACGTAGCATTTTCGACCTTCTTTACATTTGGCTCTTTGGCTGAAACAATATCACGTATGATTTGGCTCTTGTTGTGTGTATACTTTGTTCCAGCAAGCTTTCCGGAACCAGAAGATAGTTTCGCGTAATTGGCCCCACTCTCTAAAATAGTAAAGCCAGATGCAGACAGGTCAAACACAGGATCATCAAATGTAACAATTTTCCCTTCTTCTACAGACCCTTCAAAAAGTGTAGATGACTCACCAGATTTTATATATTGATGTTCCGTAACAATTACTTGGGTTACTTTGGCCGCGTTAGTGACGCTCGGGCCCTGATACATTCGGTCTAAACCAAGGTTTCCGCTAATCCCATCCCAAAGGGCCGCAATCCGAAGAACTCCATTTAGATCAGTTCGAATAGTTGCGCCAATTGCAAATAGAACCTGTGACAAGTTATCCCTTGCTGTAGCGATAGGTAACCAACCATACAATTTTATGTCTGCTAAATTTGTTTTTATCTCGTATGGTATTGTGCCGCATATGGAAGCAAGAAGTTCGGATGCAGTCTCTCCAGAGTAGATTCCTCCATAATGCTGATTTTCAGATAAAAGCCCAATTGCGCTTGTTGCAGATATCTTATATGTATTAGGGCCATTCCGGTCAATGGATTTCACATAAAACACACCGGTCTGAACGTCATCATAAAAATAAACAATTGGAGCGTTTCTTTCAAACTCTGTAATTGTTCTGTCCTCAGTCTCAATTACGACTGATAAGGTATTGGCTTCCAGAGAGGAAGATAGAAGAGATGTTGCAATATGAAGATTTCCGCTTTTAATTTTGTTGCCCTCAAACACTCTGTCGCCATACACAATTTTGTTTTTGTTTGCCATCTCCTATCCTCACTTTTTACGGCTTGACCTGTGCGTCTATCGGGACAAAGCTTACCTCTATTTCTCCCCAATAATTTACGCTACCTTCTACCTTCTCCATGTCTTGAGATGCGCTAGTATAATACGCCTCGTAGGAGATGGTTGTCTGTCCGTCCGCAGCCTCCAACATAACGCTATCATCGACTGAGTGTTGGTACAGATAGTCCCAAAAGGTATCCAGCCCTTCGTAATTGTCTCCTCTGCGAAACACTGTAATCTTATGTCCAAGATAGGTTCCAATAACATCACGTATCATTCGACCGGAAAGCACTCGGCCAGCATTATCTCCATCTAGTACATTGAAACTTCGATTATAAGTCGAAATTGCAACATCTGCGTCAAACTCAATGCCGTTCAATTTGATATAGCTCATTTAACCCTCCACCAAATTTACGCCGATACGCTGAACTTCGCTCTGAGTTGCTTGATAAGATACGCGACCAAGCACCTGCTTGTCGATTTCCAAGATAACTGTATTGGAGCCGCCGCCACCATATCGCTGCATCCCACGGGCAACAGCGGCTTCAATCTCAGATGTTGGAGCCTCTATATTTGTCCCGCTCTTTTGATCTCCCAGTACGGCGAGGAACTCTTTATTAGGCGGTATGACCGCGCCTTTTGCAAGGGCAGGAACGTCATCAATTGAAAGCCTTGGTACTGACATTCGGCCTGAGCCGGATCTGGCTGAAAAGGAACCGCTACTTGTTTTTCCGCTACTGTTTAATGCTTTGAGCGCAACGCCACCGCCTAAAAGGGCTATTCCAGCCAGCAAGAAAAACGGATTAAGCGTCATTGCTCCGATTGCCACTAATGCAATACCAGCGAGCAGGAGCGCCGTAGATACCCACTGAGATACCTGATCAAGCTGCAACACTTCAACCCAACTTTTCATTTCAGTGCTATTGGATGCAGCTAATGCCGTACCAGCAATAAACAACCCAATTCCAGCAACTAGCAAGGCAATGCCGATCCCCTGCATACCTGGAACCAGAATCAAAACGAGGCCAATTATTGCAATGTACGGCGATATCTCTACCATTGCCGCGGACAGTGCAGAAACGATAGTATCAATTAGCGATTCGCCGCCATCCATATCCATTTTCCCAAACGCAAATATAGCAATACCAAGAACGATTAATCCTATACCAAGCAGGATCTGCCCAGCAACAAGAAGGACTATGCCAATAATTGCAACCCATGGACCAATAGCCTCTGCCGCTCTTTGCAATGCCGGAACAATTGTGTCTATTAATGCAGACCACTGTATGGTGTAATTGTTTCCTACCATCCAGAGCGCAATGCCGATTACAATGAGCGCAAGACCTTTAAGGATGCTTCCCGTCACGAGCAATACTACGCCGATTATAGCAATCAGAGGCCCGATAACCGCCGCCGCTTCTTGCAATCTTGTTAAAATATTTTGGATAAAGTCTCCTTCGTCGCCAGCGGCTTTACCAACGGCCCAAATCGCCGCACCTGCAATAATGAAGGAAATACCCATTAAGATATTCCCCATGATTACAAGGAGAACACCAAGAACCGCGATCAGGGGGCCAACTACTACAGCCGCCTCCGAAAGTCTTGTTTTTATGTTTTCAACAAAATCCCCCTCATCGCCTGCGGCTTTACCGACGGCCCAAAGGGCTGCTCCAGCGATAATAAACGCCACACCAAGTAGGATGTGTCCAGTGATGACAAGAAAAACACCTAAAACGGCAATCAGGGGACCAATGACTGCGGCCGCCTCCGAAAGTCTTGTTAAAATATTTTGGATAAAGTCTCCTTCGTCGCCAGATGCCGCCCCCGTAGCCCAAATTGCTGCGCCCATAATGATTAACGAAATGCCAATAAGAATATGTCCCGTAACAACCAAAAGAACGCCAATCACGGCAACCAGAGGCCCGATAATAGAAAGGGCCTCACCAAGCCCTCCTTGTAATAACGCCTTTATAGCTTCTGGATTCGATGTAACAGCATCCACAATAGCAAGCGCACCAGCTACCATCAAGGCGAGTCCGACCGGGATACTTGCTCCTGTAAATACAAGAATTGCACCAATTGCAAGGAGTGCAGCACCAGTAAGTAGCTCAAGGATGGCCGAAAGGGCATCCTGAATACTGGTTTTTACAATAGAGAAATCTGGCTCGATTGATTGGTCCTGTTGTGCCTGATTTTCGCTTTTATTGCTGCTCCCTGAAAGCTGGTTGATTTCATCAAAAGAGGCGAGCGACTTCCCAGCTTCCTCCGCAGCCTCACCCGTTTTTTCAAGTGCTTCTGTTTCCTCATACAGATTTTCAGCGGAGTCCGCAGCTTTCTCTGCTGTTGTACCAAAAAGCGCAGCAGTAATCCGGGCGGCCATTGAAATTATACGGGCCAACATATCGACAAAACTTGTAAATGCTGGTATAATGACCTCAATCATCGGCTGAGCGAGTGTCAGGAGAGCCCCTTTTAGACGTGCAATAGATGCTCTAGCCTCGTCATTTGTTTTGATGACTTTCCCCATCCATTCACGGAACTTCGCAAGACCTTGTGTAATGACCGTGAATACAAGCGCACTTCTGATAACTTCACGCATGCGAGAGGAAAATTTGCTTGCGCTCTTTTGCGCTCTATCTACTGATTTTGCCATTTTGGCGGCGGCAGGGCCGGACTTTGCCATGTTCTGCTGGAGCCCTCCGGCTTCCTCTTTTGCCAGGTTCAACTTTCCTTCTAAGCCAGAAATTTTGGAATCATAATCTGAAAGCGCTTTTTCAGCCTGCCTCCACTCTTTCTCAATTGCGTCAACCTTTTCTTGTTGCTTTTTCAATTTGGAATCGACCATAGGCCTGTCAGAATAGGCACGCATATAGTCATCAGCGGACGAACCAGGTTTCATGGCGGCATTGATAGCATTCTGTTCGTCCTGGAGCATGGATAACTGCTTCCTGGCCTCCTCCAACTCCGCATTTACAACGTTGAGGTTTTCTACTAAAGGAAACCTCCCCTGCTTTTTGGACGTAAGTTGATCTTCAAGCGATTGGATTTTCTTAGCAAGCTGATTCAGCTCTTTTTGTGCTTTCTTATTGTCAATATTGGTTTCAATGACGATGGAGCCGTCAGCGGCCACATTAAACACCACCTTGATAGGAGAGATTTACATTGGAAGGGTACAAAGAAATCATTATTACAAGAGAAAAATCGCCGTGGGGATGCGCTGTTGACTTCACGGTGCTTTTGGATGACAAAGTGGTTGGGATTTTAAGAAACGGCACAACCGTTTCTGCATACGCTCAAGATGGACCCCATACGCTTTCGTTCCAAAAGGGGCGTAAAATCGACTGTTCAATTTCAATCCTCGTATCGCCGGATGACACTTCAAAAATTGTAAACACAGCAATATCTGGATCACACCTCGTAGTTGAGAGCGAATACGCAACAAATACGCCGCAGGCAGCCGTATTTGATACAGAAAACAACCAAACAAATCGGAATAGACGGGTTAAAAACAATGTTCTATTCGCCGTTGTAATTATTGCCGCTGTTCTTTCGGCTGTTGCCATTACCTTTGGCAGCCGTACTGCTAAACCATCAAATTCTGGTTCTAATGGGCCAGCGCAAAACGAACTTGTCAACCAGCAGACACAGCAGCCAGAACCATCCGAGAAAATAGATGAAAACAGTGTCGGCATTGATGCAACGCTAAATGCAGACCGATTTGACCTGTCGATTGTGGATATAAAATGGACAACCGCTCTTGAAACATCGCTCGGCACAATAGAGCCGGAAGATTCAGGAAAGGGGCTATTGTGTGTAATCTTTTCTGCAAAGAACACAACGGAAAATGTTCAAAATGTAGCAAACATTGGCTTTAATGCTTACGCCGATGGGCGAAAGGTGTTGCCGAAGGTCGTTGTTGGCACCGTAGATGATGCGGTGGTATTTGTTGGTGCTGTTTCTCCTGGTATGGAAATTGTCGGGCATGTTGTATGGGAACTTCCAGACGATTGGGAGGAATTTCAAACATCTTATATCGATCTTGGAAGTGCCAGAGACAGCAAACAGCACTTTACAATTCACAGGGAAGATATTAATTAGTTATAAGAGCCCCCGCTACCTCATATCGAGATAGCGGGGGCTTTTTTATGCCGTCAGTTCTTTTGTTCCATCCATCCCAGGCAAGCACATCTGCCCAGTGATTTGACGGTTAAAGGAAACCGGGACCGGGATGTTCCAGGTTGCGAATACGTCTCTTGTCATAGCGCCCACCTCCTGGGGCGTACTGCCCATGTCCAGCATCACTCGACGGGTAATTCGGATCAGGTTTGCAATGGCGTTGGGAGATACCTCCGGGGCAATGCGGGCGGGTGATTTTAACTGCTCGTTCATCTTCTCAAAGGCCGTGACGTAGGCCGCTGTAAACAGTACGCCTTTTTTGCCTTGCATTTTGTTTGCAATCATGTCACAGCCCTTTTTGGTGATTAAATAGCTGGGCCGTTCTTGGTTGTTTCCATCCATGTAGCTGCTTTCAATGAAGAAAGAGCCGTGGGCGAAGTTCCCCTCGGCTAAATACTGCTGGTAGGTCCGAATACTTTTCAAAAGCTCGTTATGATTTCTTCCAACCATTTCAGCCACGTCCCGACTATCAACTACATCTATGTCGTGGAAATTAAAAACTTTAAGTTCGTTCATGCGGTCGTCTCCTTCCAACTGAATCCAGAATCTATGCAGCTCCCAAGCAAACGGTCACGCACTTCAATGGTGTTTTTCCAAAGGAGCGCCATAGCCTCCCTCACTGGATTCGCTTCCTCGCTGGACTCGTACATACTGGCAAGCAGGATTTCCATTGTACTGCAAATCTGGTTTAGGTCGTTTGCTGATTCTTCCACCGAATCACGCAACTGAATCATTTCTGGCCTCATTCCGCATCACCGCCTTTCACCGCGATAACCACCTGTTCGGCCCTTACACCCAGATAGGCGGCGGCAATACGCTTGACCCAATGCTCGTTGTTAGTCAACTGGTTAAGCAATTCTTGAAGAGTGTTTTTCTCGTTCATATGGAAAACCTCTTTTCATATTGATTAGAGGCTCCCACTGTGATAGAATGGATTTATCCAGTGGGAGACCTCTGGTGATGTAGAGTGTTGGTGTTGCTTGCTAGGCCCGCCAGCACTCTATTTTTCTACCTCAGACCTAACCTTTTGGATACCAAGCCGGATAATATCACTTCTTGTTTTGTCCAACTTCTCACAGCAAAAATCTAAGTCTTCAATCGTTTGTTTGTCGGCTCTGATTTTTAACTGTATATCTTTCGGGTTTTCGGCCTTTGGTCTGCCTGTACGGGGCGACATTTTATCACCTTCTTTCTGTGTACACATTTATTATATAGCGTGTACACAGAAAGTCAAGAGGTTTTCCAAAAATATTTCCGCTATCTCAATATGAAGTTTTCAAGGTGCAGTTAACCGGAGGTTATCCCCCTGTCCAAATCTTTACAAGGTCATTCTCCGCCTCGCTGTAAGTCTGCTTGATGTCGATAATGTCACGGTTCTTTCGGTAGAACTCCCTGTCAGACTTGTCCAACGGCTTGCCCTTTGCCTTCTTGTCGCGGATGCGGACGATCTGGGCAAAGAGGCAGTCCCCTATTTCCGCATAGGCCGCGAGGATAGTCCACCAGTGGATGCCGCCCGTGTTGGTTTCGATGTCGTAGTCCACAGCGCGGGCTTCATAGCCCAGCACACGGTTGATAGGGCCAATGATGCGGGGGAAGTCCATAGGCCAGTCCACAAGGTGGGGGCCTTTCTGCTTCCGTGGCTCCTCGCCGCCGTTGATGAATCGAAAAACCTCTTTCATGGCCGCGTCATAGTCGGTCAGCTCGTCAAAATCCACATAGAAGATTTGGAGCACGTCAAGGGCCCGGTCTTCCTCGCTGGAATCGGGGTCGTTCATGGCCTCGAAAATGTCGAGGATAACCCGATAATCATAGCGGATAGCAAACTCCTGCCCGTCTATATCCACGCTTTTTGGAAGTCCATAGCTCATGGCGTGCTCCTTTGGTTACTTCTTCTGATACTTCTGGTATTTCGCTGTGTACTTGCTGATGCGCGGGTTAGTAAGCTTCTGCTCTCTGGTGAAAGTGGTATCAATCTCATCCATGACCGCCATCATCAAGTTGCACCAGACAGGGAGGCCGTTGGCAATGGCATAGACATTCATGCCGCCGAAGACAGACTCGCTCACAGGGGCCTCGAACACGCCGTCAATAATGCCGCGCATTTCAGCGTCCCGCTCTTTGGCAAACTCGAAGATTTCCTTCTTGTCCACCATCTTCTCGATCTGTGCTTTGTAGCTCTCCTGCTTCTTGTCCAGATCCTCAAAAGCGGAGTACAGCCGCTCAACGAAGTTGCTGTCAGTGGGGTTGAACGACACCTCGCACTTGCCATTCAAAGAATATGTAACAAGGCCGGAGTCAAAATTCAGTTCCTTCATAAGTTAAACCTCCACGGTTCCCGGTGTGAATTTCACAGTTCCATCACTAATCGATGCTGTACCAACAGTTCTAGTGCCGCCATATGTAACATCAATTGGCATCCCAATTGTGCCACCGCCTTCACCACCGAGCCCGGACGGCAAAATAGAGCATGAGGAGTATCTTTCAGCAAATACCGCTGTTCCGGCCGTCCCCGCATACAGATGGACAATAAGCATATCTTGATTCATCAAAGCGTTCACGTTCTGATCTTTGATAGCAAGGTTCCAGATTTTTTCCTGTGCTGCGTCATCTGCATCCAACTCACATGGGTCAAAGGTTTGTGTAATGGTTGGTTTCTTCCCGTTGGTATAGGTATTTCCAAAAATATCAACTTTGGTTTCTGTTTGCCAGTCGTATTCGGCTGAACTGTCCTCTACACGCTTACCGATTGGAGACCAAGTAGGCGTAGAGCTCTCTCCAGTGTTTAGGTAAGCAATTAACATTTCACGGCCTACGGTCTGGCCCGGCGTAGTATTAAAAGTCAAATCAGACTCAGGCATTGTTTTTCTCCTTTCAAACGCCAACTTCATATGTCAGTTTCATCAAAATCTGGTAGTCTTCATAACCGTCCTCATAAGCGGCAAATTTAGAGGATTGTGTGGTGGGCTCAACTCGGAGCGCCCGAATCTCGTCTCCCAAATCAGGAAGATTTTTTCTCGCCCAGTCACCGAAGTGGTTCAGTAGCTCGTCAGCCTCCAGGCGCTTGTCGTTGCTGCGCCCAGGCTTAATACGATAAATTAGTTTGAATTGGTACTCCGCCTGATAGCCGCCCAGGATGAACCGCTTTGTGATATAGGTCCCCTGGATGGTAGACAATGCCATACCGGCCTCGTCTCCCTGGTCAGCGGACAGAAACTCATATTTAATGATGTCCACCGGCTTTTCCGGGAAGGTATTGGTCCACACCAGCATGGAGCGGGAGATTTTATCCACTTCTTCTGTCGCCGCCAGCATGCGGGGTTTCTCTTTTTTCTCAGAGTCCACGTTTCACCGCCTTATCCGCCGTCCGAATCCAGTTATCCAAATTCTCGGCCTTGCTGGCTTCGAACCAATGGGATTGTGCCTGCGCATGTGATGCTGTATTAAATACAAGGTTTTTGTCAGTCAAGACCTTTGTTGTGCCCTTTGATGCATAACTGCTACCTGTAGCCGGGTCTACCATTAGTTTTCCAAAATATAAGTAGCGTGCATATGGGCCTGGGTAAATCACTTCTGAACCATCTACCCGCGTCCGTTTGTCCAATGATCCGGTAAGCATCGGAACATATGGTGATGTGTCCTTCCGCACCTGGAGTGCCACAGTATGCTCCGCTTTGGTGCACTCCTCATCCAACTTGTCCCTGATTGCCTCCAGCCCTTCGGCGCGGAAACTGAATTTCAGCATTAAACCCCACCAACTTCCCAATGAGCCATTTCACCGCCGAAATCCTTTTCATCGACTTTAGTAATATCGTACACACCGTCGTAGGCTGCCTCTATGGTCTGTACCGTCCAGTCCGGGTGTATAGCCTCACCCTTGATGAAAAAGCTATCACGGGCCACAGAGAGCGTCCATAGGTCGCTTTTATCATCTGCTTTCCAGAACTCGACTGGCCCGACATACTTTCTTTGGATGCCTGTAACGCCGTCTACCGCCTCAACCGAAAACGGAATGTACAGGTTGACTGCATCCGCTTTTTCCAGCCCGCTCTTGGTTACATTGGAACCCTTGGAGGCATCCAGAAGGACTCCCCGTAGGACAGTGATGTGGTTTGCTGTGGTCTCCTCAAGAGTGGAAGGGTCCGTCTCAACGTAGGTGTTATAGACCGTCACAACATGGGGGAACATGTCCATAGCCGCACCCCCTTCCACGGTATAGAAGGCCCGTACCGGCTAAATACTGCGCTGCAACAGATGCAAGATGTGTTTGTGCCGCCTGCGCCGCTGTCGCGGCCTGCTGGGCACTTTCACCGCCGCTTCGGTAGGTCTTGGACCAGCTACCCACACTCTGGCTTTTCAACTCTCCAGTCTCTCCAGCATTTGCGGAGTTTTTAAGGGCATTCAGGGCCGCTTGCTGGGCAAGGTCGATGCTCTGGTACTGTTCTGCCACGGCGCAGCAAGCCATCTTTACTGCGTCCAGCTCTTTGTTTTGAGCCGCCCGGCCCTGCGTGTAGTAGTCCAGAAAGGAACTTGCACGCAGGGACAGACGAGGGAAGTCAGCCCTTTGGATAGCCGTGCCTAGATACGCAGCAGTGTAATACTCATAATCTGCGTAAGCCATCAGGCCGCCCCCTTACTTCTTCGCACGGGCTTTCGTCTTAGCCTGCGGCTCAAACGTCGCCCCAGTGAAACTAAATTTCACTACGCTGGAATCATCAACAAGCACCTCGAAGGTATCATCCTTGGTCACCCGGAAGACAATGTCCGCGTCAAACAGGATGTCTTCCTTTGTAGGAGAGCCATTTTTCTTGAAGGTCATCTTTGTCCCGGTCTTTGTCAGGTGAAATGGGAAATAATACCCGCTCTGCTCGTCCGGGGCGTCGCTGAACTCGGTGTAGTTGGTCACATAATGAAATGTGCCCGTTACAGCGCCACTCGCATAAACCTTCAGGTCATCACCCACAAGCTCGGAAACCTGTTTCCCCAATAGGGCCTGACCGCTGGGGAATAGCGTTAAAGTGTCAGACCCTATTAACCCCCCTCCGGTGCGTAAACAGCAAAAGGGAAGGCGTTCTCATTGCCGACGTTGAAGGCGTTGATGGGGTTGGGAATCTCCCAGCCCAGCCGCATGACGGCGCGGAGGGCCACCATGTCGTTCTGCATCAGGTTATAAAGGATATTGCCAGTGGTGGGATCTTGCACCACGCCGCTATCGAAAATCTTAAAGGTCATGTCCTGTCGGATGGCATAGACCAACTGGCTCCAGTCACCCACGATAGCCAAAGATTCCTCCGGGTCGTAAGCGCCGTTCACGGGGAAGTACATGCTCATGCCGTCCAGCGCGTAGCGGGTATCTCCCTGCATATCGGTCTTGAAAATGGGCTGGCCGTTCTTGTCCACAAGGCCGCGCAGCTTGGCGCGCATCTGGATAGCCGCCATTACGCCGTTGGGGATATAGCCGCTCTCCTCCACTTTGGCAATCACGCCGCCCTCGCCCATGATGTCCTTGAAAATGTCGCTGGTAGCGGTCACAACAGCGCTTGCGGTAGTGGCAGAAGGGACAAGGCCATCACGCCAAGAAGTCGGCTTGTCCGTGCCGTACAGAATAGCGGCGTCGATGACCTTTCCGAATGCCTCCTGAAGACGGGGCCGCACCTCGCCCCAGATGTCGTAGTCGCTGTCGTCCAGAACGGCCTCGGGGATGGGGACAATAACCGCAATTTCCTCGGCGTAGATTTTCTTCTTGTCCCACGCCATATTGGTGGTCTTTTTCAGAGACGCCTTGGAGTCGGACGCGCCGGTGGTCGCCTCGCCGTTCACAAAGTAGGCGGTGGGCAGGGCGTCCAGCACATTAAGGGTCTGGGTCTTGCTGGTCATGTTGGGCAGCCGCCGGGCCATCCGCAGCACGGCGGACTCCGTTACGGCCCCCTGGATAATTTCACGGGTTACGGGCTCAGGGATAAGCCCAGAAAGTTTGCTTCTATCGATAATGTCAACAGCCATTTATGTTCTCCTTTCATTTCAGTGCGCCCCGGATCAGGGCGTTCATTACATCGTTTTCTCCTGTTTTTTGCTTCCCTCCGCCCACTGGAGCAGTCCAGTCAAAGGAAGTCTTCTTGCGGTCGGCGGTGAGCGCGTCCACGGCCTGCTCAAAGGTGGTCTTGTCGTCCACCATCTTCCCTGCCTTGAAGGCGATGAACTCCGCCTCCTCGCCGGTCAAGCCCTTTTTCAGGACATACAACTCACGCTTCAACTGGTCTCTCTCCGCTTCTGCGGTTGTCAGCTTTCCGGAGAGAGTATCCCTCTCGCCAGTCAGCTTGTCCCAGCGTTCTTTCTCTCCGGCCTGCCCGTCCTTCCAGGTGCGGTAGGCGGTCAGCTCTTCTTCGCTGGGCATTCCCTTCATGGCTTTTGCAAGCCGCTTGCCAATCATGGAATCCACTTCCGCCTGAGTGAAGGTTTTCTCAGGAGCGGGCTCCGGCGCAGGGGCCGGGGTAGGGTTATTGATAGGTTCGCTCATAAATACCTCCGTTTATTGTCAGGGCCGTCGCCCTGCGGTTTTACGCCTCTCGGCAAAATAGAAAGAGCCATCAAACCGTTACAGTTCGTAACCGGTTCAATGGCTCTTGGCTCACAGGCTCTTGGCTCTATGCGATATTTACTTCCATGTCGTGCTTACATGCCTTGCATCGAAACGGCATGTGCTCTACTTTGGTATCCGGTCGAACCGGGAAAAGAGCTTTCCCGCAGTACGGGCAGCAATACCATGTTTTCCCGTTAATTTCTTTTATCACGCGCTGTCCTCCATAACATACCACTTGCACTTCTCGCAGACTTCATTTGCTTTATCTACGTCAAACGGCTCTATTGCAAGCTCCATGTCCATCTCGTCCTCCCGAACTTCTTGGACCTCATAGCACTCTCCATATAGGATTTCTCGCCCAAACAGAGGGCAAACGCATTTATCATTGTGATTTTTCGCCATATCATTTCCCCTCCAAATAGTCCCGATACTTCTTTCTCAGCTTTTCCGGGACCGCTGTTACAATCTTCCCGTCAACGCTTAAAACTACATAACCGCTATCTGCCAAGAATTTCAATGTATTCCGGTCAGTCTGATACAAAACTAACCTGCTGTTATTTATGATACTCTGCGACGCTTCAATCGTCAATGCAGATCTATCCGGTTTCATCGTAAGGTTATTTGCAAAGTGGTCTGTCACGCCGCTAATCTGCGGCGGGTCAAGCTGCACCTGATATTGTCTGGAAGAGAATTTACCGACAATTTTTATGTTCCCTTGATATGATTCCAGACCGGAAAATTGTTTTATGCTGGTTAGCTCTTCCGGATATTGAACCTGCATTCTTTCTCTTTGTAACGGTAGCCCCGCCGCCTCGCTGAACGCCTTGTATTCCTGATTCAGTCTCCAGATACGGGTAGTCACCGCCTGGTAGTTCTCCGTCAGTCCTGCGGCCTTGTATGCGGTCTGTTCTCGCTTCAGCTTGCGGATAGTTCGCTCGACCTGCCGCTGTTTCTGTGTGGCCTCATAAGCTGTGTAGTGCTTTCCCTCAAAATCCACGTCGTGCCCATCGTCTATGTGAGCAAGTTCTTCGTCGGTATATGTTCGCTCCATCACACAATCCACAAAGGCAGTCCTGATATGACGGCAGTTTGCACCCTCCAAGCCGTCCACATAGCCAAGCCCGCACACCTCATAAATGCTCGGATACTTGTCTCCGGTCCTTACGGAGTACACCCGGCCCTGCCATGCCTTGTGGTTTTGCCAGCCAACACCCTTGTCCCGAGCCCCGATGTGGGCGGACACTTCAAAATAAGGTGTTTCCAGATACTCTGCGCTCTGCTCCGTGTACTTGGCACAGATCTGGGATACGCCTGTCATCACCGCCCTGCGGGCTGCCACGTCGATTTGGTCTCGGTGTCCGCTCTCATAATCCACGATCTTGATACCACTGTCCGCAAGCTGTTTGACGGCGCTTTTGATGGCCTGATTGTAAGAGATGGCCCCGCTCGTGATCTGCATTTCAGCGTTATCCAGCGCCCATTGATAGGCCCTGGCCGTGGGAAGCATCGTCCGCCCGTTGTCCACCAGAAAGCCCATAGAGCCGGTCATGTTATGGAATGTCTGTTTGGTCTGCTCGTAGATAGCCCATGTGTCCTCGATGCTAACCAGTGTTTCCGGTGCAGTTACACCCGCAATGTCCATAACCTCCTGGTAGTACCGCTGGTTCCGCTCCGCCACGTCGTCCAAGAGCTTTTGCAAGTCCCGCTGGCTGATGTTTGCGGTGCGCTGGATGGCCTTTTCTATGCCCTTTAGGTCAATGCCATGGGAGCGGAGTGCCCGTATATCCTGTACCGTGACCTCGTTCAGCTGCCCGGCCATCTTTAATCGGGAGCATATTTCCTCAAGGAGTGTCAGTTCAAGAGAGCGGTACAGCTCCGCCAGCTCTTCGGGCAAGGCGTCAAGAACTTCCGGTTGAAACGGATATTTCATGCGCTTTCCTCCGTTTCACGATTTCGTCATAATGAGGCGCAACCCGAATTACATTCCAGTCGCACTCTTCTGGGACATGTCCATAAAAAATGACCCATGACGGCTCCAACCGTTTCATCATCTCTTCATACCCACGGAGAAAAAGACGCTTGCTTTCCTTGCTCCGTTGTGTGCCTACGCTTGAAACAGACACAACTCCGCCAACCGGCTCACCGTCAAAGCACCATTCGTAGCTATCTTCATCACTCCAACTAATCGTCGGATATACTGTGATACCATGCAACTGCCAATATGCCGCAAGCCAGTGCTTGCGGTAGTGATTGTATATCTGCATTGCAAGCGGCATATCCGTGTATGTTGAGAAGTCCGGGGAGCACACCGCCGCAAATTGAGATAACTTCTTTATGTAGTCATCTGGACGGTTCCAATAGCGGGTGAACTGGTAATCGTCAACGAAACAATGGACAATCTTGCTCGCTGGTCCTTTTGCACTGTTGGCGTAATTCATGGGTATAAAATCGCCTTGCGGATATGCCGTTACCGGCTCTATTTGCGGGATGTCATAGCGACCAACGCCGGGAAACATAAACTTATCAAGGTTTTCAAAGTTAGTCATTTCCTATTCCTGCGCCTTCGGCTTAGAATTTGGTCAATCATTCTGATTTTTGCGTCCGCATCCGCAAATCCTCTAACCTGAGAAGCGCTTTTACTTGCGGCACTCCTCGCAAATCTTTGGTATTGGTCGTTCGATGTTCTTTTCAGAGTTTCGCGCTCTTTTTCAAGAGATTGTGTGCTTTGCCGAGAATATGCTGCAATTTGCTCATTATAAGCTGCACGATATGTGCCGCCGGGGGTATTTGCTCCCGTTTCTCCCCGATGAACTTTCCCGGTACTGTCCGTATATTCATAGTACCTCGCTCTTGCACGAATTCCGTTTTGAATTGCGTCATTTCGCTGGGCGCTATCTTCTAAGCGCCTATATTGTTTCTCGCCCAAAAAAACGCCGCCCGCACTTCCTCTACCGCCCACTACTCAATTTCCTCCTCTCCCTCGTCCGTCAAATCTTCCATCTTTGGCAGCATCTTCTTTGCCGTGGCCTCGTCCTCGTTGTACCACTTCATGCGGTACTCCCAGTCGTTCATGATTCCCGCAGCCAGATCCTGTCTGTCGTTGTTTCGCTCCGTAGTCTTGTCCTCGATGATGGAGTCATCAAAGTCAATGGTCACTTTTGCTTCTTCGTTCAGGCCTTTGTTCATAGCCGCATTCCCAATCCGAAGAATGATATGGCACAGCTCTGTAATAGCCTGTTCCAAGATAATTTCATGCTTCTTGATGGTGCGGAACATGGTGCTATTCTCGCTGATGACCTGGGTGGCCGTGGTGATGTTCCCACTGTCAAAGCGGTAGTACGTCTCCCCAAAGCCGCATTTGCTGGACAGCAGATTAAGTTGTGTCTGCACGCCCTGGGTGTGTTCCGCCGTTCGCAGGTTCATGTCGATAGGCTGGATGATGTTCCCGCCCTCGATGTCCTCCGGCAGCATATAATAGGCAAGGTCATCAGGGTCAAAGACCGGCTCGCCATCCAAATACTTCTGCGCGGACGGCTTGACCATAACCCGCTTTTTCCCGAGCACAAACTCATTGACATAGCTGTCAAAGGCGATGTCTACGCCCTTCATGCTGTCGATGGCGTTGGCGTATACCGAAATCCCGAGCGGGATAGAGTAATCGAAGTTGTTGGCGATGTTTGGCCGATCAATGACAAACTGCCGCCGGTCGCTGCCGGTGTGGACCACGGGCGGCACCCGCTCAAACCCCTTCACTGAGGTCAGCGGAACCTCAGTATCCACGTTATGGTTCCGATATGTATACAACCGATTCTCAATGTCGTACAGACCGTCCACCTTCCGGTGAATTTGCAGATAGCAATAATCATCCTCGTTTACGTTGACGATACTGTCAAAGGCACATTCAGTAATGACGCCATTCTGCCAGGACAGGGGCCAAATATGCTCTACCGTAACATAGTCGATAATTATATCGGTGGCGCTTCCTGGAATCGGCCCTGCTTCCGTGGCCTCCATGCCCACTACACGGGGAATAAAAGCCACCGTGCCAAGAGCGAAGGCCATTTCCTGCATCTCATTGGAGCGCACGCGAAAGTTGTTCTCATTCAGAACCCGGTCAATAAACTCCTGCTCCTTTGTGCCATCCAGAGTGATTTCAACCCGCTCATTCATAAGCAGATTAGCCCAATCTTCAGGAATCTTCTTCCCCATGTTGAGACTGTACCGCTTGCAGCTCACCATCCCGGCCCCGTTGCGCACCCGATATCGGTGGAACTCCTTCACGTCTCCCTCATACCAGGACTTCCACTCCAGAACCTTGCCGTAAAAGCCCGCGCTGACGGTGGCAAAGCCCAGCTCTTTGAGTTTGTCGATGATAGTCACTTTCTCACCTCATTACCGGGAAATACCGGACCAGAATAGTGTTTGCGAAATATCGTATATCATCCATGGCGTGGTCGTCTGCCTTGATGACCTTGTCCACAGTGGATTCCTCGTCCCATCGGTATAGGCCAAATTCTCGGATGGCGTCTTTACACTGGCGGTGTATTTTAAGTTCCCCGCTTTTGAGATAGACGGAAGTGCGCCGTATCCCGTCCATTACGTCATTGTTCGCTTTGACCACATGGAACTCATTGTGTCGGAATACCGTAGTGATGAAAGACGCCGCCGACGGGTCAATGACCACATAGTCCACGTTATAGCCGTCTGCCAGTTCCCGTATCGCCTGGTAGTATTCTTCATCAGTCAGCTGCTTCTGCGTCCCACGCCCGCTGTAATAATACTCCTTGATTCGGACAGCCCCTTGCTTTGTCACGCACCAAAGGCCGGCGGAAAATGGGTTGAGCGTTCCATAGTCCACGGATATATAATACCGGCCCGCCGGCGGTTCCTCGTCCACGATGTTGCTCTCGCCAAACATGGGGTAGATTAGTCCCTCGGCCAGCGCCCACCGTCCCAAAATATAACGGTCGTAAAAAACCGTTCCTCGATACTCCCGCTTTAGGTTCTCCACAAAAGCCTCTGGGAGAAACGGATTATCATCAATTGTGTACGTTTGGCTGAAAACATCCGCCTTGCTGTCCAGGAACGCTTTTAGCCAATGATTCGGTCCCTGTGGATTGTACGTACCGTCAAAGCATGAATACGCTTTATCCAGGCGGCTTTTCAGCAGTTCAAAGACTTCCTGGCTCCAGTCTGCCACCTCGTCGCCGTAGCAGTATTTGATGGACGCGCCGCGGATTTTCGAGACCTGGGAAACCTTTTCAGCTCCAAGGCAGTAGCACTTTTCTCCAAATATCCACGCCGTATTGTCGCTGGAGATTGTGCCAACAAGAGCATCACCATAGATCGTTCGCATAGGCTCAAGCACATTCCGCTCAATGGTGGACTTTGTGACGCCAAGAATGACCGTCAGCCCGTCCTTGCCGACACGCTCCCGGATGCGGATTGGGATAATCCACCGAAAATCAAGGTATGTTTTCCCCGATCGAGTAGCCCCTCCCTTAAAGTTCCAGCGGTGATGCCCCTCTCGGACAAATTCAGTTTGTTTCGGACTTAACAGCATCTCTGAACTCCTTCAACAGCCCGTCCAGTTTATTCAAACTGTCGTTCCCGCTGGCTGTGTTCTTTGTGGCCTTGTCAACGATAATCCCGAAAGAAGTGGCGATTTGAGACAACCCGGCATCGCTTATCTTTTCTGGGTCTGTCAGCGCCATTAGGTGCAGGTCGATCGCTTCCTGCATCTTCTCTTTGCGGGAATCCATAAAGGCCAACATATCAAGCGTGTTCTGCTTCTTTTTTTGTTGCGCCTTTTGGGCGAATCCTTCGCAACCTAACACAACACGCTTAACGGTATCTTTGGAAACCCCATTGATTTTCGCCGTAGCGTTATAGCTCTCGGTCTCCAGATAATCAGCCACAATTTTCTTTTTTTGCCTGTCCGTCAGCCGTGCAGCCATGTCACCACTTCTCGCCTAAGTAGAGTCTTCAAATTCCCCCACCGCCACCGATAGAGCGCGCTCTCTCTTTTTCTTTCTTTTCTGGGGGATTATAGGGGATAATAGATAGGGGGTTATAGGGGGGAAGGAAGAGGGGGAAAAAGGGGGCGGTTTTCTTTCTTTTTCTCTCTCCCGGTTTGCTAGCATTTGCTAGACTTTGCTACATCGCCGCCTACTGTCGAGCGCTGGCTCGGATACGGCCAGCCGTCACAGCCTGT